GCGCAATGCCGATTTAATATCTGTGCATCGCGCAATCATGTCTTCGTCCCAATCAAATACACCTTCAAACCCGCCCCTGCCACCGTGCTGCCAACAGCGTCAATATCGATGGTGATCTCGGCATCATCCGCCAGCGCCGCATCACTGATGACCGCCGCCGTGGTCGCTGTCGTGGTGGTCTTCTCGCTGGCGTCAAACGTCAGCTTGGTGCTCAAAACCGAAACACCGCCCTCATTGATGTCAACGGTCAGCAGGGTGCCGCCCGTCGGGGCCGTGGTCACACTGGCGCGCACAGCCGTCAAGGTGAAGGCGTAGGGCATGCGAAACGTGACTTTGGCCGTTCCCGTGGTCAGCGCAGTGGCCTCGTCGCTGCACGCAATCGGAATGCACTGCGTCAGGGTGGACGCAGCGGCCGGGTCAGACCACTCCAGCGCGTCCGCAGCCGCGTTGACGCGCAAAATCTGCAATGCGGTGCCCTTGGCCAGCCGCGCTGCTGTGTTCGCCCCAGACCCTACTACCAGATCACCAACAGCATCCCAAATCGCGTCAGTCGCCACGGAGCCGACTGTTGGTGTCGCTGCCAGCACATTCGTGCCATCGCACTCCACCAGCGCCACGCTGCCCGCTGCAATGGTCACACCCGTACCCGTGACGCCAATCACCTGCACACTGCCGCCTGTGCAGTTGTTGCGCACAACCCATGCTTTGCGCGCCAGGGGCACAACAAGGTCGCGCGTGGCGGTGAGCGCGCCGGTTGTTACCAGGCTGTCGCACAAGGCAAGTGCTTGTGTGATGGTTTGATTAGCGTCTGCCATGACTTGTGTGCCGATGCCGTAGGGCTTCATGGGACCACGGTTGTCGATGTAGCTTGTCACCGTCGATGCGCCAGTTACCACGGTGTACAACGGGATATGCAGAGGGTTGGCCGTGGTGGCAACAGCAACCACACCGGCTTGCGTCAGTCCGACGTAATTCGTCGCAGAGGCAGTTAGCGTCACCGTGCCGTTGGCGATGGCTGTTGGCACGCCATTGATGCTGATCGAGCCGCCGTAGTAGGCCCAGGTCAGACCGGTGGTGGCGGCTGCGCGTCTGCCAAACAGCATGGAAGGTGATGCTGCGTCAAAGTTTTCATTGACGCGCACGTCGGCGTTTGCTCCCGCGATGATTTGCTGGATGGGTGTGGTTGAGTTGGCCATGGGGTCCTTTAAGGTGCTGGCTTGACGGCAGCAACAGCCAGGGTAATGGTGCTGCTATCCACTGACGACGAATAGGTAAACGACACCAGCGGAACAGACCGCGTGATTGAAAAGTAATAGCCACCGGCATACAAAGAGTTATCAACCGGCGCCCCGGCGATGAAGTCGGTGTTGGCGGCTATCAGATTGCTTAAATTTGTGGCGATGATCAGCGGCGTATCGTCAGCAACGGTGGTGTAGTGATAGGTTGATCCGTCCAGTGTGATGTTGTAATCAGAGCCTATTTCGATGGTTCCGTTAACAAGTGCGCGGACAACCTGTGGCAAATCCTCCGGCACTACTGGTGTGGCGCCGGGCGATATAAGCGAGAGCGTGTAAGACAGGTCTGAATTTGGTGATTTGATATAGCAAATCCAGCCCGGAATGCCTAATTGCCCGGTGAACTCGATGCCAGATACTGTGCCGTAAAAGTTGACGAGCATGTTGATGCCGTAAACCGCCGCGTCGCCGGACGCCTGAAACGCACTGACCAAGCCCTGATACACCTCAAGCATCATCGCTTTTGCGTCTGAGGTGTAGCTGGTCAAAGTGTAGGAATAAGTTCTGATGATGGGTACAGCGTCATAGATGCTGCTGCGCGCCGTGAACTCAAAAACAGTTCCCGCTGGCTGGCCGGCCAGTTCGCCACTCCCCCCCGGGGGTGCTAGGACACACCACATTTCATCCGATGTTCCAGGGGCTGCGGGTTTTGCGGACTGCACATACAACATTTGCAGGCTGTCTGATGTAACCAGCTTTGCACCGAATGAGAATGACCACCCATTGTCGTGAACAACAGACACAACACTGCCAACAGCAGTTGCTGTGTATGGGTTGTAGGTTGTGCTGGCGGCATTGATGGCAGCTGCTAAAGAGGCGGCAACGCCATCCAGCGTGGCATCGCCCACAGTGGTGGTGTAGTTGACGTAAAGTTGGTTGAGTGTGACTCGGATTTTCTTGCCTGACTCAAAAGCGCCACCAAGCGTGATGGTGTTGATTTGCGGCACTGGCGTGTAACCGGTGCCTCCGGTGCTGCTGGCGGCAATGCCGGGGCCAAATGTGCCGCTGATTTGCTGCACGGTGAAAGTCATGTCGCCCGCAATTGCATCGGCGTTTTGCATCGCCCGCGTGTAATTTGCCTGTGCTGTGCTGGCCGTTAGCGTGCGCTTGAGGGTAGCGCCGCTGTAGATTTTGACAATGTAGGACTCTGCTGATTCGCCCAGCGGCATCACGCCAGATAGCCAGTTTTCTGCCAGGCGGGTTCTGCGATCCCACTTGAGCAACGAGCCGTCGGCCTCGTTCGACACCCGAAGATTCACCGGAGCCAGCGGCCTGAGTGAATTCCCCGCCAGCGTCAAACTCTCAGCCGTGGCCGAACTCAACGGTAATCCAGCAGACACCGCCTTGAAGTAGATCAGTTTGCCAATGTCCGAGGTGATTTGTGTCACATAACGCACACCGGAAGAAGACAAGCGCACAAAGCGCTCCGATGCCGCATGGCTGCCGATGGCCCACTCGGTGCCATTGCGTCCGCGTAGCAAGCCCTTCAAGGTATAGACCCCGGAACTGACCAACGTGGCTTCGCGGAACTGAATGATTTCGTCGCCCACCAAAGCAGCATTCGTCGCGTGGTTACTGAGCATTTGCTCATGCGTGACGCTGCTGAGTTGCCCAGCGCCTACATCCACCGTCAGTGTGCTGGCTTCATCTGCAAAATTGCCACCCGCCCAGGCTCCTAGCGTGGTGGTGCAGTCCCCAATGACCGCCGCGCCGCTGATCGTTGTGGTTTGGGTGTAGGTGACATCATCGGCACTCTCGAACAAGGCGCAGTTGCTCCAATTGGCTGCACTTCCTTTCACGGCCACGTAATGACCAGGCAGGTTGTCGGCGTCCCGAAGCAGCGGGATGTCGAGCAGCTCAAGAATGGTCGTGGGTGTGGTCAGTACTTCAGTCTGGCTGGTGGTGCCGCCATCCGTGACTCCGGCCTGGGTAAACACAGCAGCGTCGTCGGCCACACAGCCAAGCGTGATCACGCCCGCAGCTTCGGTCTTTTTGGTGATGCGCATGCGGTAGCTGAAACCATCGTCACCGGTCAGTATCACGACATCAGTGGGTTCGAGTTCGGCGCGGGTGATGCCGACACTGACTACGGTACTCAAGGCGCTGACGGCTTTGTCCAAAAGCAGCGCATCGGCAATTTGCTTGCCCTCTGATGCGGTAAAGCCCAAAGGCAAGGTAGTTGCGCTGGTGCTTTCCTGCCCTGTCAGTAGGCGGTCTGAATACTGGGTGTCGGTCTGATAGTCGCCGTCGATGTTGCTGTAAGTGATCGCCATTTGCGCCGGGATTTCCAGCTCGTTTGACATCATCAGGGGAAGCGGGTCGGAATTGCTGTTGCTGTCAACTGCAACGCCAAATTCGTCAAACGTCAAAGTCGCAACAGATGCGGAGGCACGCGGCCTGAAATACAGTTTGTCGCTCAGAACGCAGTCGAAATAATAGGATGCTGCCAGCATTTCCAGCACCGTGCGGGCGCTTGACACTTGGCTGATCGCCATGGCATGCACCGGGCGCGTGATGGCCGATAACGATGTGGCATCGAACTGGCCGGCTGAAAGCCCCGACAAAGATGCGACAGCAGCTACAACATTTTGGAGAGTTTCCGCTTGGACAGAGTACACACCGCCTGCTTCAACGTGGGGCGATGTGGGCGGGGTGAACGGCGTGTCCCCAACAATGGGATCAACATCGTCAGCCCAAAGCATGGCCAGTGACAATCTGACTTCTTCAATAAGCCCACCGCAAGGGTGGGTGAGTCCGGTGTCTAAGTTGCCAAACCTGACTTTGTTGAAATTGAAGCTCGCTGAAGTAGTCTTAACTTTTACCTGACCATTCACCGCCACATACCACCATGTGCCTCTTCTAACAATGGCAACGTGGTTTCTTAGACTCAGGGTAGCTCCAACATCGTATGCTCCTGGAATGAAGAATGCCAGTTGTGAATAGTTGCACCCTCCCATTGAAAATTTAAGTGTTGCTCCGTCGTAGACTTCGAGAAAACTGCCCCACGGATAGAGGGCGCCAGCATGATCGAAAGTTGTCAACTTGACAAAGAACTGAAGCGCAAAGTCGCTGGTGTCGCTTGGCAAATAGTCACCACCTCCAAACTCAACGTAGTTAATTTCAGCGGGAGTAAAGGAATATGCTCCGTCAAAAAATCCTGTTTCTGTAGAGGTTGTTATTGGCCCAAATAGGGATGCTGGTCTTTCGTATGAGGATGAGTCCACGAACGCATCTCCGCGTGCCAACAACAGCGACTCATCTTGCGGTGCACTATCTCCAATCTCAAATGTCAGATTAGGTATCTGCCCACTGCCTCCCAACTGCAATGACTTGATAAACACCGAGCCACGGCCCCGGTAAGCGGGCGCGTTGGCCGTGCCAACAACGGCTTCATAGTCCGGGTCTGGCAATTGTCCTGACGCTCCTGTGTAGGCTGTCATGCGCGACCACAGGTTGTCTTTCACCTCGCCGTCAAACACCAGTTCGCCATTGCTCCAAATCCTTGCAACGCCAGGAATCACGTTGTCACTGAGCAGGATCAGCAAATCAACCTCATAGGTGTAACTGGTGTACTCAGACCCGCCGCCGCCCTTTCCTGCTGATTCGGTGGTGGAAATCTCGCGCTTGGTGCTGGCCCAGACAATCTGCCCACTCACGCGCGGGTGCCCGGCGACGTAGGGTATCGGTGTGCCGTAGCTGCTGGTGGACACCTTCAGATCGTCCAGCCGTGGCCCTTGTGACTTTTGCGTTGGGGCAAAGGCAGAGCCGATCATGGTCCCGGCGACCCATCCGATCTTGGCTCCCATGGGGCCACCCACCATAAAACCAACGGCAGCGCCTGCGGCGGCAACAACGAGCTGCGCCATCAGTGCACCCCAGGCAGCGCAAAGGCTGCAACAAAGCTCATGGCGCTGGAAAACATCAGGCGTGTCTCGATGACTTTCCCGGCGTTGCTGGCGGCGTGGATCATGCTCAAGCCGCCGTGCCGGTAGTCGCCCAAAATGCCGAAGTGCTGCGGGTATTTGTCAAAGCTCACGACGATCACGTCACCGGGCTGCATGGACTCGCGGCTGATGGCTGTCATGTGCATATTAGCCGTGGGTAGCAGTGTGGTGCCGTCTGGGATGCGCGGGTAGGCAGCAATGTCGAAGTCGGGCGCGATCAACTCAAGCTCGCGTGCGACACCAATGACAAGGCCGATGCAGTCCACACCGACACCTTTTAGACGCGCTTGGTGGTGAAAAGGAGTGTCCAAATATTCTCTGGCTTTAGTGACAATTTCAGTGCGGGTGGTCATCGTGTCATCTCGTCAATGCCGGGCAGGTGCGGTTCACCCTGAAAATTCAGCACGTTGTTGAACTTGGTAGTGCAGTCGGTCAGGCGCTTCTGGCAGCCGGCCACGACTGAAAACGTGTCGCCTGCCGTGATGGTCTGCAACATGGGCAGCATCAGCGTGAACACACCCGTAGCGAAGCCTTTGACCTTGACGATCAGGCCGGCATTGACGCCGCCAGTCCAAGTAAGGATGCCCTCTGCAAAGTAGTCCGCTGCCTGCGCCATGGCAGAGGCAGTAAACACCTGATTGCTGGCCGCGCTGGTGACGGTGCCGGTGTGGGTGAACGCTGTCAAATCTTTGGCGCATAGCGTATCCCCCAGGCGGGCACGGCAGGTCTTGCTGCTGACTGATCCAATCGGTTGTTGCAGGTACTGTTGCAGGCCGCGCAATTCGGCGGTGATGTAGCCGCGGTGCATGTTCACCTCGCCCACGGTGCCGGCCATGCGCACTTCGACGCCATCCGTGGGAGTTTGCCAGTTGTAGCGGCTGATCACAAAGTCTGCATTGCGCCAGACACCCGACAATACTTCTACCTTGGTGAAGACGGTGCCATCGTCCAAGGTGGTCAGTTCCAGGTTGTCCACCGCGAAGCCTGCCGACACTTCGATGCTGGAAATGTTCAAGCCTTGGGCGCTGGTGTAGAGTTGGCCGGAAATCGTCACATCGTCGGCGGCGCTGGTGAAGGCGAAGATTTCGCCGTCGGTACGCGTGATCTTGAGCAGGTCGGCCAGCGTGGTCGTGCCGCCGCTGTAATGCGTGTCGAGCAGTGCAGGTAGCGTTTTCATTCGGCCACCTCCAACACGGTCACGCTAGGGCCGGCCATCAGGCGCGTGTCTGCCGGGCCGCTGCGTACCAGTTCCCAATCAATTTCGTCTGATGCGAAATGCACCGGGACGTAAAAGCTGCCAGACCATGTGATGTTGGCCGCTGCGGGTGCGCTGGCGATGGTGACAACGCCGGTCACGGTGTTCAGGGTGTATTGGGTGGTGACGGTCAAAGACACGCCAGACACCTTGATGTCAAAGCCAGCCGCAATGGGCCGGGTGATTTTGCGTGTTTTGGTGCGGGTGCTGCCGGCTGATGTGTATGTTTTCCAGAGCTGGAACGTGGTCGATGTTTTGGCCGTTGCCACGCCTTCGGTGATCAGTGTTTTGGTGTCCTTGGGGTCTTGCATAAGGAAACCAAACGCGCCGCCTTCGGTGACCTCGAACAAGCCCTCGATAGTCTGCCAATCGGCCACGCTCAAAGGGACAACTCCAAGCTCGTACTGGCGTAGCGTGCGTGCCCAGTTGACGTTAACTTGTTGCGTGCCGTTGCTGGCTAAAGTGCGGTTGTTGTTGCGCACCTGTTTACCACGCGCACCCGCGCTGATGATGCGGTTTGGCAGAATCACATCTGCGTACACGGTGACGGTCATAGGTTGCGCCCTGCGTAAGAGAGTTGCCGCGATGCGTCGGCTGCGGCTTGTAAGGTGGTGGCGCGGGTGGTGCCGGGTGCGAAGGTTTGGTTGACGGTGACGTTGACGGTGTTGCCGCCTGATGGTCCGATCTGATCGTTTGGCGTGACGCTGCCGCCCTGTGCGCCCATCATCAAATATTGCTTGCCAGCCACGTTCAGCAACTCCGGGCCGCGCTCGTTGACTTGGTACATTTCACCGGCAGACACCGGGCCACCGTTGGCACGCATACTGCCGCCGCTGATGATCTTGGCAAACGGGTCAGTCATGCCGCTGGCAAAGTCGCCACCGCCGACGAATGACATCGCAGTTCCGGCCAGATCAGACAGCCAGCCGCCGTTGCCCGTGCCGCCCATCACGGCAGCGGCTGCGCTGGCGATCTGCTGTTTGACAATGATGCGGGTGATGTCGGCAACGATGCTGTTCGCCAAGCTGGTGAAGGATAGTTTGCCGGTGGTTATAAATTCCACAAGCGCGTCTTCCATTCCACCAAATGCGTTGTCGAACGCCTGTTCGGTCTGGCTTGAGATGTCGCGGGCGGCGTCGATGTAGTTTGCCATCGCTTCATTCGCGCCATTGAGCCAGTCGCCCTGCATGCGGTCAATTTCCGTGGTGCGGGTGCGGTACAAATCAACTTCTTTGGCGTAGGTGTCTTCCACCACGGCCAAATAAGCGGTGTATTGCTCTTTGGTGATCTGGCCCCGACGCAAGTCACCTTCCAAGCCTTGCCTGGCAGTGGTTTGTTTGTCCTCGATCGAGCTCAAACCGGCCTGCTGTTCCCGGTACTTGGTGCCCTTGCCAATGCCGTCGATTTCGCGGGCGTTCTGCTTCATCACGGTGTCGATGTACGACTGTGCCGCCGCTTGTGCATCAATGTACGACTGTTCGATTTTCTTGTTGGCCGCAACTTCCTGAAGCGTCAGAATGGCGGTGCTGGCCCAGGCGTTTTCGCGTGACTTGGCGAGCTTGGCAGAGACTTCCTCGATCTTCTTGTCGTTCTCGATCTTGGCCTTGCCAGCCAGATTTTCCTTGTTCAGGCGGTCGAGTTCGTCGGTCAGCGCCTTTTCTTGCGCTGCGCTGTTCAGGCTCAGCAGGTCGCGTTTGTTGGCGTAGTAGTCTTTTTCAGCCAGCAACCCGGCACCACGCAAGGCGTCGATCATCTTTTCGGCGTTGGCGTAGGTGTTGACCAGTGCCTCGGATGCGCTTTTGATGCTGGCAATGTCGTAACCCAGCTGGGTCTTGGCAAGCTGCTCGGCGTCGGTATTGGTTTTGGCTTTTGCTTTGCTGCCTTTTTTGGCAGCGCCCTCAAACTTCAGCGTCGGCAATGGGGAATTGCGGCCCTCATTGGAATAGTTTGACGGGTCTGGTTTGGCCTCTGGCTTGCCAATGCCCATGACGCTGGCCTGAAACCTGTCCAGCTCGGAGCGGGCGCGTTTGGCGTCTTCCTTCATGGCGTCACTGATGGCAGTGAAGCCACGCAGATCACCACTGGCAAGGGCAGCGATTTGCCTTGATATGCCATATATCTCGGTGCCGACACCTTTGAGAACAAAGCCAACGTCTGAGGCTACAACTGCGATGGTCTGGAATACGGTAATGCCAGCCGACAAAGCGCCATTCATGATGCCCGCTGCGGTGGCGGCAAACTGCTGGTCTTTGGCAAGCTCTGCAATCATGCCCGTTAGCTGGTTCAGCGCGGGCAGCATCTGGGTGGCGATGGCTTGCGCGTGCAGGCTGATCTCAGTCTTGAGCCGTGCTTGTTTGTCGGCGTATTCGTCAGCCAGTTTGATTTGCTCTTCGGTCAAAATGACCTGACGGCCACCCTCTGCGCCCAGCTCCTTCAGGAATGGCAACAGGTCGGCCCCGGTCTTGCCAAACAAAGCCATGGCCACAGCGGTCTTTTCTGCGCCGTCCTTGAAACCAATCAAAGCCTTGCCCACCGCCTCCATTTGGTCGGCGGGCTTGAGGTCTTTGAAGTCGCTGATGTTCAGCCCGAGCGATGTCAGCGCAGCGCCAGCGGCCTTGGATTCATCGTCGACACCGGTCAATGCTTTGGTGAGCTTTTGCGCCGCGCCGACCACGGTGTTCATTTCCGTGCCAGCCGTGCCAGCCGCCACCGCCAAAGATGCGATGTTGACTGCCGTGTCACCGGTCTTTTCGGCCATGTCCTGAAAGTCGCCCGCTTTTTTGATCAGTTGATCCATCGCGGCATACGCAGCAATCAAACTGGTGGCGGCGACAACGCCAAGGGTCTTCAAGCCGGTTCGGATTTGCTGGCCGATTCTTTCTCCGCGTGCGTAACTCTCTGACATGCGCAATGCGCTGTCGGCTGCCTTCAGTTGCTCGGCATTGGCCCCGCGCAAAGCGAGTTTGTACAGCTCCAACTCGCGAGCGGTCTTGCCCGTAGTGACGGCTGCCACACCCAGCGACTTGACATAACGGTCAATCGACGCGCTTTGGCCCTTGGTGGCTGATTCGGCGGCAATGCCCAGGCCCTTGAGTGAGCGTTTGGCCTCGTCAATGCCTGCGGTGAGCTTGCGGCTGTCTGCCGAAACTTCAATCACGCCTTTTGCAATCACGTCGGACATTTGGACCCTTTATTTACGTTTTTCATGCAATGCCGTCAAGACTTCTTCTTCCATCACGCGAATGTCGGCAAACACCTGTTGTCTGTCTTGCGCTTTGACGCCGGTCAATCGCATCACCACCGGCAGCGCGTTGTAATCCAGCCCGCTGGCACCGTTGACGCCAATGCGCCACTGGGTGCCCATGTCAACAAACACGTTGACTGACATGATGTTGTCTGGCCAGATTTCGGTGACGGTTTCGGCCTCGGCCATCGTCAAACCCCACGCCGCAGCTTCAGCCTCGCTCGCTCCCTTGGAGTAAAGCGCCCGGGCTGCGGCCTTTAGTTTTTTGCGCGTTCCCCAACCAAAGCGGAAACGTAGGCTTTGTAGATTTCCAGCGGTGCGGCGATGTACTTCTGGCACAGGGCTTCGATGTTTTCGGTGTCGAAAGCGTCTTCAAGATCCCAGCCGCTGGCCATGGCCAGGATGCTGTCAACGTCCGACTTTTCTGAGCGGGTCTTGATGAACTCTTGCAATTCATCTTTGGTGCGGTGTTTGCAAGTGAGCTTGAGCTGCACCGGATCGGAACCGGCTTTCGGAATGCTGACCGTGGCCGGGAAGGTGGGATCAATCTTGAGTGAGAGTTTTGCCATGATGGTTTTCGTAGGGTTGTAAACACGCCACCACCGCAGCCTCCCTACGAAAGGAGAACCACGATGGCTTTGTGATCAGGGGTTTACGCCATGTAGCGCACGGGCTCGGCCAACAGCGACAACGTGACCTCGACGCTCATGATCTCGTTGACTGTGAGCGAAGGTGTTTTATTCAGGCTGATATAGGCGTTGTAGAGCAGGATCGCGCCGCTTGGCAGGGTGATACGCACGGCACGCGGCAGGCGGTCATCGTTGGCAGCAGATGCCAGGATGTAGCCCGCCAGCGTCGGATCGTCGGCAACAGAGAATGACAAACCGCCCGCGCTCTTGACGGTCGGGATGCGTTTTTGTGCGTCACCTTCCAGCAACTGATAGTCAAGGAACTGCTGTTCGCCGCCCGTGCTGGAACTGGACAGGATCTGGCTCAGTTGTGTCCAGCCGGTGATCTCGCGCACCGTGCCAGTGCCGCCATCAGCCGGGTAAATGCTGGTCAACAGGGTGTCGATGCCTTCCAGGCTGACATCATTGGTGGCGACGGCAGAGGCGCGCACGATCTTGTTGGTCAGACGTGACCAGGCGGAGGTAACTTCGAGGATGTCACCGACGATGACGCCATGCGAGGCTTCAAGCGTGGCAACTGCCGGGCTGGCGTTGGTGAGGGCTGACATGGTTTTGGCAGCGCCATAACCGGAGGCGATGGCGATTAGAGCCCCATTTGGCAGACTGATACTCATGATGTTTTCCTTTCAAGGACGTGAAAAAGCCGCATCGGGTGCGGCTTGGTGGTAAATGCCCTTGTCGGGCGGGGAGACTCTTTTATTGCCAGACGGAAAAGTACTGGCGCGATCCGTAAAGATTGGTATCCGGCTCATGCGTGCTGGCCGGCTGGCCAATCACTGAGGCTTTCAATGTGCTGCGCATGGCCAGCTCTACCTGTTTGATCAGCGCCGCTGATGCCAGACGGGTATCAGCCCACACGTTGATCTGAAACCGTCCGTTTGACTGGCTTGGCAGGGTTGCCGTGTCCATAAAGTTGACCGACGCGCCGCCGACCTGCTGGTAAGTGATGTAGGGCCTGGCCACGCCAAACGGGCCGACGTCGGGATAAACCCGGCCAGCCACCAGTGAAGTGAGCGCGGCAACAATCGAGCTTTCAATGGTCATGACCGCAATGCCTCGCTGATCTTCTCTGAGAGCTTGTTTTTCATGGCTTGCATGGCTTCGCTTTTCTTAGCCTCGAACGCGGGCCGGATAAAAGGCCGCGCCGCCATCTTGCTCGTTCCGTACTCAAAGAAGCGCCAATAAAACGCATTGGTTGTGGCGTAGGTCTTTCCGGCTCTGTCTTTGCGCACGTTGTGTTTGGTGTTGGCGTACTTGCTTTTAGAAGTGCGCACCTTGACAAGGTAGGTCTGCACAATCTTGCCGTCTGACTTGTCGGTGTCGCGGATCACGCCGACCTGCTCGCTCAAAAATCCGGTGTCCTTGGGGGCCTGCAATGCGACTTCATCGCGGAACACAGCCGCGCCAGCAAAACCGACGGAGCGCAGTGTTTTCTCACCCACGGCATCCGACAATTTGTCCAATGCGCCTTCAATGTCAAACAACAGTTTGCTGTTGATCTTGATCACGCCACCACCTCGCAAACACAATCCACATAAGCCCGCCGCGCATCCGGCAACACCGATTCGATGTTGAACGCCACACCATCATGCGTGATGCGCTGGCCGGCGTTAACGGCCCGGTGGCGCATGCGAATGGAGACTTTGACAATCGACACGTCGGCACCTGATTTGATTGAACTGAGTCCGCTTTGATAGCGAATGTCAGCCCATACGGATGCGGTTGTCAGCCACGATGTAGAAGGCTGGCCGATTTCATCGACGGTATCTACTTTCGACTGCAATTCGACGCGATGACGCAGATTTGTGGCGTTAAGCATAAACTTTGTCCACAGCCGCAAGACGATCATCAAGGCTTGTTTTGTCGTTGTCCCAATGCGCCAGCAGAATCTTGATTTTCAAGTTGTCGGATGGTGTAACTTGTTCTGTTGTTGTTGCGTAGCCAGCCACATAACGCAAAACGACCGCGTTGATCTGATCGCGTGCCGTGGGCCATTCGGTGCCGTAGGCCGGGACCACGTAAGCAAAGCCGTAATCGTCGGCAACGTCCAGCGTGTAGTCGCCAGAATCCATCGTGGTCAGCACGCCCGCTGCGTCGTAATATTCCAGGCTGGTGATGGATGCCACCGGGACGCGTGTCAACTCAAACGCATCAGGGAAGGCGTCCAGAGAAATCTCGAACGTCTGACTCATGATGCAGCGACCGCTTTCATGCTCCGCAATTCTGGTGGCTGCATGAATAGCACCCGTGATCTCCAAATCCAACGCGGCTTCATCAATACGGCACGATGTTTTTGCATCGGTCAAACTGACGGCGAGCGCGGTTGCAGCGGTGATAAGTTTGAGTGCCATTTTTAGTCGTAAAAAAACCGCACTGAATGCGGTTTGTGTTGTTGGGGCCTACCCGGCTTCAATTTCATACGGACTATTTTTGTAGCCGTACCTGATCAAATACCAGACGATCTTCAGCGTCCACAGCCAGGGGCCGTCAGAAACAGGGTCGAGCTTTCGCCTGTCAAAGTGAAGTCTGACGATGACGCAAGCGTGGTGCCGGATGCAAGTAAGACGGCCATGATTATTCCTTGTGCGCTTTGATTGCTGAAGGGTGCAAGTCGAGCATTCCCGCGTCTTTGCCAATGGCGGCGTCCTCTTGCGACAAGGTGACGACTTCACCGGCTTTGCCGAAGATGCAGTCAACCAGCACAAAGGCTTCGACTTGATCTGTGGGTTTCTTTGTTGCCATGATGGTTCTCCTACGTTGGTTTACAAAGCGCCCGCTTTGTGGGCAGGCGCTTCATGAACTCACTTAGTTAGCTGGCCGAGTTCACATAGACCTTGACCGCCGCCGTATCGAGCAGGTTGGAGCCGGTGCGGGTCCAGCCGCAGAAGCCGACCTGACCATTCAGCGCAAAGGCCGAATCGTCAAAGCGACGGATGCTGGTGGAACTTGCAACGTCACGGATGACGAACTGGCTGAAGTTGCCAAAGGCAATCGACTTGGCGTTTGCGGCCATTGCGGCCACATCGTCATTGACGGTGTAGGCGTAGCCGCAGATGGTCGAGGGCACACCACCGGCAATGCCTTCTGCATCGCCTGGGTTCCAGATAGGACGACCCGTGGTGTCCTTGATCTTGCGGATGATGGCAACAGACGAATCGGCCAACATGAAGCGGGCACCGTTGACGCGATGGGCGCGATTCACGGAATGAATCAGGTCAACCAAGTCGTCATAGATGACCGTCAGGGTTTGGCCGGTTGTGCCGGTCTTGCCTGTGGCAGCGCGGGCCATCACGCCGTAGGGCTTGCTGGAGCCGTCGCCCGTGGTGTAGTGGGTGTTGGTGATGCGTGCCAGGCGGGTAGCCAGGCGGTTCACCACAAAGGCCACCACGTCAATGGCGCTGTCCTGAATCAACTCAACAGGCAAGGCGATCTTGTTGCTGGAATACTTGTAGGGGTTCACAGCAACGGTGCCGAAGGTGATGTCGCCTGTGGAAGCGGCGGCGTTTTCAGCCACAATCGCGCCCACTTCAGACGTGCCGTCAGAGGTCGGGAAGTTCAGCGAGTTGCCACCAGCGGTGCTGATGATCTGTGCGACTTCACGCATTCCACCGTAAGCCTTGAGCGCGTCAACCACCATTGCCGCGATTTCAGCCGGAACGGTGTAGCCGCCTTCGGTTGTGGTCGTGGTGGACATGGCGTTGCGAATCGCAATGGCTTGCTCGGGCGACACGTTGTTACCGAAGCGCATGTAGGCAGCCACAGCAGCCATTGCGTCGATGGTTTCAGCGGGCTTGACGTTGGACACGTTCTCAAAGAACTTGTCGGCGTCGAGTTCGCGCAGTTTTTCCTCGGCCTTGATCTGGTTTTTTGCCAGTTCAATTTCGTTGGTAAAGCCGTCAAACTGCGCTTGTTCTTCGGGCGTCCAGGTGGACGAACCTTTTTCAGCAAGCAAGTTTTTGGCTTGGGTTGCGAGATTCGAGATTTTCTCGCGCAGGGCTTGGATGTTGCTCATATGAGCCTTTCATTGAAAAAGGGCCGAAACGACCCTTGGTTAGCAGTGACCGACTGCCAGCGGCTTCGGCGCGAGAGCGTCAAATAGAGGCGATGCGCAAGCGGTTGGCGTTGGCTTCGGACATAAAAAAACCCGCTGGTAAGGCGGGTTCGTCTGTGGGTGGCGGGGCTGGATCGGGTGGCGGCGCGTTGGCATAGGCCGACAGGTTCCAGGTGTTCGATGTTTTGGCCTTGCCGGTGTCGATGCGGTCAATGAAGCCGTGTTCTTTGGCCTCGGTGGCGGTAAACCATGTTTCGGCGTCCATCAAAGCGATGATTTCGGCGTCTTCCTTGCCGGTCTTGTCGGTGTAGTCCTTGATGATGGATAGCTCGATCTTTTCCAGCAGGTCGGCGGTTTCGCGCAATACGGATTTATCACCCCAGGCCAGGCCGCTGGCGTTGTGGATCATGAACAGCGCACCCTCGGACATGACCACTTCGCCGCAAGACAAGGCGATGGAGGTTGCAGCGCTGGCGCACAGTGAGTCAATGTGGGCAACGGTCTTGCCGCTGAAGCGGGACAGCGCGGCCATGATGGCGCGGCTCTCAAAGACGCTGCCACCAGGGGAATTGATGTAAACGTTTAGCGTTTCAACGCCTTCAGCTTTGGCCAGTGACTCGATCACGGATGCCGCGCTGACGCCCCAATAGGCATCGATCACGTCGTAAATGTAGAGCGATGCGCTGGTGTTTTCGTTGCGCACCAGTTCGATTTTGTTATTGATCAACGCCTTGTTGTCGGCGTAGAGCTTCATAAGTTTATTCATGGTGTGCTTCCTGTTTTGTCACGCGGGGCGCGGTAGAGTACGTCGCCGCCTTCAACGGGCGCCATGCGCTTGATTTTTCGAACCTCGTTGACGGTCATATGGGCATCGCCCGAGCCCGGACCGCCCAGCGCGGAACGGAAGTAAGTGCCCTGTGCTGCGCTGTCACCTTCGATAAGAGCGTCGCGGTAGAACTCGACAAACTTGCCGGTGTCGCGCGGAAACAGTTTTCGGTTCAATTCCTGCTCGATCTTCTTCAACCAGGGTTGCAGGGTGTATTGCACGAACGAACGGCCAATGGATTCAATGCCGCTGCCCCAGCTGGTGGCGCCAGTACTCTCGTTGATCATGAAGCCGGGGACACCAAAAGCGCGGGCAACGTCCAGCACCTGAAACTTTCTGGCTTCCAACAATTGCGCGTCTTCCGCGCTCAGGCTGATTTTTTCAGCCTTCAGGCCTTCGGTCAGCACCAGCGGCAATTTGTGCGCGTTGTCGTGCCCGGCGTATTTGTTGACAAAGGCGTTTTGCAGCGCGGTGACTTGCTCTGGACCCATGCGCCCAGCTGCATTCAAAATTATGCTTGGGTGCGCGCCGTTCTCAAAGAACTTGCCAGCGTAATTGTCCATGGCGATGCTGTTGCCAATGGCGTTGCGGGCACCGTACTGGATCACGCTCATGCTTCGCATGGTGGCATCATCAAAGCCCAGGCCGGGGTAGTGCAGGACGTCAGACGCCTCAAACCATGTTTTGATGTTGTGGCTGGGTAGGTTGATGTAATAGCGCAGTCGGCCTGTTGAGCGGTCAGGGGTCACGGATCCCCACGGCAACGGCAGAATCTCGCGCACCGAGTTGTTCAGTCTGCGCCGGATCAGGCCGAATCCATCGCCGCGCAGCAGTTGCGCCATACTGACGCCTTCCCACATGCTGGATGCGGTGTAATGGTCGCTGGGCTGCTCGTTCAGCAGGTACCAAAGGTCATCACGCGGCATGCGGTCCGGGATGTCGCCGCCGTTGAGCCGGTAAACATATAACGGCATCGAGACAATCGCGCCGCTGATCTTGGCAACACAGGCAGCCACAGCCGACACGCGCATGGCACTTGTTGCTGATACAGCGACACCGCCACTTGAAACGCCAAATGACTCCATCACGGCGTTAGAGTAGGTAACTTTGGCTTCGTTTTTGACGGACGCACTCCCGCCGCCGAAACCTAACGCCTCGGCAATTCGGGAAAATATATTCATAGTTCGATAAAGCCTTGTTGGATTCCGTTTGATTCCGGGTTCAGCGCCATCAAGGTCACTGCGTTGAAAAGTGCCATCAGCGGGTCGATCTTGGCAAAACCAGCCGCTTGTTTGGTGATGATGACTGCGTTGCCACGTGGTTCAATCTTTGCATTACCACAGCACCAGTTCATGAGTGGTTGCCCACCGTGGATCAGCCCGCCCTCGGCTAATTTGCGCTCTGTCGTTTTGATGGCGCCGGTCATTTTCCAGCCCTGGCTGATGCCAATTACCTTGCCTTCCGGGATCTCGGCTTGCGTCAAGGCTTCCAGAATGCCACCCAGTCCAGCCGGGTCGGCGCCGATCTTGTCCAACAAGCCTGATGCCTCGCAGCGGGCGCAGATTTCAGCGACTTCATAAACGTCGTCACCGATTTGTTTGACCAGCGTTAAATCGCCGTCTTTTTCAAAGTCTTTGAAGCGTGCGGCCTCTGATTTGCGCCGCTCCAGCACGCTGGGATGCGCCCATGCGTGCGTCCAGGCCAGCCATTCACGTGTCTCGCTGTCACGACCGACTACAGCCAGCCCCAGTAAGTCATCCAGACCGCCGCCGTCAATGCCAATGTCGACCACTTCGCAGCGGTCTAGCAGTTGGTCTAGCGTGAGTCCGGGCGCTTTGGCTTGCGCTTCCCAAAAGTCAGCACCGGCCCAACGGTCAGAGCGGAGATTCATGCCAATTTCGACGTTGCCGTGTTTGCTTAAAAATCCTCGTAGCGATCCTTCGCCAGTAAGCTCTGCTTTTTTAAACTCTCGGTCAAGAAAGTTTTTGTCAACAGAAAACCCAAGATTTGGGTTGACCATTGGTAAATTCTCAACTAACAGGCAACGGCCATCCGCCACCATGTCTGGCGGATGCTCCCAAATAATAGGAACAAAGCCAGGATCAATTATTTTCCCATCGCGCACATCGCGGGCATAGTTCAGCTTTTGCAGAAAAACCCCGGCAGGTGGTTCATCTGACTGAGTGGTCAGGTAAATCACAAATCCCTCAGGCCGCGAAGCCAATCCGCCGATTGCCTCCCGCAGCATCCCCTCTGCGTGTGCCTGCTTGCCAAACAAGTGCAACTCATCAACTAACGTACCTACCGCCTTGATGCCGCCCACCGTGTTTTGATCAGCAGCCAAGACCTTTAATGTCGCGCCTGAGCTTCTGTGGCTTATGGTCTTGATATGCGTCTGAACGTGCATCAGCGCATCAAGCTCGTCATCCTTTTGGACCATATCCCTCGCGGGGTTGTATGCGTTCGTCGCTACTTCAACCGTGGGCGCAAGAATAGTAAATGCTGCCGACTGTCGCCAGTTCAGGATCAGTGCGGTGAGCATGATCCCTGCCGCCAACGTTGACTTGGAATTTTTCTTTGGGATGACCACCATCCATTCAGTGATCATCCTTCTTCCTGTGTCTGAGTCATACGCTCCAAACACCGATGCAACAAGCTCAAATACCCACTCAGCGCACGACTCCCCAAAGGTAGGGCTACCGGGTGCGTCAACAATTTTTAGAGCTTTAAAGACCTCTAGCGCCCTATCGGCTTCAGCTTGAAACAGTGGAGGCGGAATGATTGATTTCCCCGCCTTGATTCTGTCTGCCCAGTCGGGCATGGCGGTTGACCATTCAATCATATTTAAATTAGGTGAGTTATTCCATTGCTCTTACGGATATTGTCAACCGCCCACATGGGGCGCAAGTTTGTGAAGTGGCTCAATGCGATCACATCACCCTCAGTCTTCGCTGTTGCCATTGGAGTAATGTGGTCAATGTGCCATTTGTCACGATTTCCCCACTCCATACCCGGCAAAAACTGGCGCTCCATATGCATCTTAAAAAAACACCAATCGCACCCCAGTATTTCGTGGCCCCTAGATTTTTTGGAGTATCCACCACTGCGTAAGCGCGTCCCAATTAATGCGCAAACCCTGAGGCGCATTGCGTAAACTGGGTCAGACGCTGCTTTTTTTCGCGTGTAATTAGCTGCTCGCTCTCTGGATGCCTCTCTGTTTGCCTCTCGGTAGGCTTGGTTGTGATCAATTACAACCGACCTGTTAGCGGCATAGTGCGACTTTTTCTTGGCCTTAACCGCCTCAATGTTTAATTTTCGGTAGGCCTTGTTATCGGCCAGCAAAGCATCTTTATTGCTAGCATAGTAAGTTTTTCTGTACTTCGCACCGCAAACTTTACAACAAGTCTTCAGTGCACCAGTTTTTGTGTCGCGCACTAAGAAGTATTCACTTGTTCCGGGCTTACATTCACCGCACTTTGTACAAGTCTTTTCTGCAACTGCCGTAAAATTCGTTTCAGCCATGATGAACCCTTACCCGGTTTGTTATGGTCAGAGCCTGCTTGGTGTGCAACCACCTTGCGGGCTCGCTTATTTCTGCTTCTTGATCAACTTATCAAGCAGTGCCTTGAGCCACTTAGCCCCGCCTGCTGCTTTGTAGGCGTTGTTTTGTTCTGCCGTCACCCGAATGCTTATCGGCGCGCTTGGTGGGGCTGGTGGCCTACCGCGTGGGCGCTTAGGATCAATCATGTTCACGTCTTATCTCTTATGCCGTGAGCGGCTTCGGCATCGCGGTAAATATCTACGTATCTGGTTTCATTGGTACGCATTGCCTTGTAGCGTTCGTGTATCTGCTCATCTGTCAGCGGATGGCGTTGTGGCTGTACTGGCTGTACTGGCTGCGCTAGGGTGGCGTTGGCGATTGCTGCGCGGCCTCTTGTTACCGTGCCAGGGTTCATTTCAACCCCATCCCACGGGCGGGTAAGCTCCAGTACCGATGCAAGCAACTCAGGCGCTGCGGCGATCAGGCGGGCATCTGCAAAGTTCTGTTCGTCGCCAATGAAGCTGCACACTTGTGATCCATCGGCACTCTTAACTGTTAGCTCCATGCAGTGATCGAGCGGAGATTCTTCATGACTCACCCACCACGGACCCGGTGTAAATCCATTCATATAAACTCCATTTGTTGAGCCTTGATTGTAGCGCAACAAATGAATAAATGCAATACATTTATTTCATTCCAACGACGCGCAACGGAGGCGGGGCCGCGCCAAACTTTCCGGCGCCTGCTTTTTTAGCAGCTTCCTGCTTTTCATCCTTCACCCCACCGTCACCTTTTTTCAGGTGGCAATATTGGGCGGCCGTTTTGGCAGCATCCAAACGGAGTCGGTCCTCAATCTCGTTGTCGTTCATCACGGACAACAGAAACTCAAGCGGAGTCTGTGCGCCATTCGTGGCAATCGTCAGCTTTTCTTCTTTCGATTGAGGCTTACGACCAGCGCCAGGGCGAGCGCCGCCACTGTTCTTGCGTGGCCCCCCGCTTTTTCCCTTTACGCCTGCCATTTGGTGATTCCTTTGATATTTGCTGATTTGCTCTAGATGGGGTTTTATTGTCCAAATGAGGAACTGGGCGGTTTCCCCACCCTCGAAGCTGTAGACATTCGATGCCCCCTACCCAGTGAAGCCATGCAGGACGCATCAGGACGACTCAGGACGCGCCGAATCTGCCTGCCCTGCTGCCTGCCTCACGTGCCGTCTTTGCTTTGTGGCAGTCGATGCAGCGAACGCGATAATTGCTTTGATCGTTTAGCCCGCCTTGCTCTAGTGGCGTGTCGTGATCGACCTCGTTTGTGATGCTGATCAATCCGCAGTCAACACACGTAAACGATCCATTGACTAGGGCCGTCTGCCTCTCGCGCATCCATGCCCTGCCGCGAATGCGCTCTGTTGCACCTGCCTTGGTATCTAGCACTTTGACCTTGCTTGTCGCCTTGAGTGTGGACAAGCGCGGCTTGAGCGTGGCGAGAGCCATAAGCGTTTACCTTTCGGCTGGCCGTCGTGCTTTCGCTGCGGCTCCGTGACGTTGCAGCTTGCGTGGAGGTCGCGCCGGAGTTGCGCTGTAGGTGCCCTGGTGCATTAGTGTTTTGGCGCATGGCCTTTATGGTGGCCTGATGACCGAGGGCGTAAAAAAACCCGCCATCGTATTGATGCGGGTTTATCTGGTGGCGGTTGTGCCTTGAGTGCTATCGACCTGGGCCGATCTGTGCCTTTATGTGGCTACTGGCTTATGCTGCCTTGTTGCGCGTGATTATATAGGCTTGTTTTGTGATTGTGTCAAATGTTTTTTACCGCATCGCCAGCCGCCGTTTAATGATGTCCACATGCGCGTGTTTGCATTCGTCCAGCCATGACGCCAGCCGCCTGCCAATTTCACCGTGCGGAATGCGGGTTTCTCCACTGCCGTGACACACCGGGCACTCGATAGCGGACAGTGCCGGCGTGTTCTCGATCGTGTCGAACTTGCGTCCGTGGCAAGTCTTGCACAGCCGATCAAGCCACCACGCTATCACCGCACTGGCGACGGCTTCGGGGCGCTCTGCGTTGATTCTGATGGCCTCCATCGTGACTTGGATGTGTGTCAGCTCCAAGTTGTCGCGTGTCGGCCTGGTGTGCAGGCGCATCAGGGCCGAGCCAATGCGTGATTTGCTCCAACCAGCCGCAATCAGTACATCACCAGCCCCAGCGGTTTCAGCTACCACCCGTAAGTTGCTGGTGTTGGATGCAATGAGGTATTGTTCTTCGGCAGTGATCATATGCTCTCCAATTTAATAAACACAGAAATTATTTGCTTATCTGGCTTTTTCTTCCCAATATCCCAAGACTTGATGAACTCGACATCAACGCCTTCGACGTGTAGCCCAGTGGCCGCATGAAACTCAGTGAATGCTTGTTGCATGGCATTACTAAGCTCATCGCGCAATGCTTGGATTTCTTGAATGGTCATTTATCGGCCTTTTCGTAGTAATCACACCTATATCCGTAGTGCCGCCCCATGTCGCATGTGTGCTCGACCTGTACCAGCTTGAGTTCTTTGTGATGGATGCACTCGCCGCAATGGCGGTGGCGTGCTTGCTGCTGTTCCTGCTTGCGTTGAAGCACAAATTCAGGGTTAGCCCATTGCCATGATTCAAGCGTCATGGGATTCCTTCCATTTGCAACCGTGGCACTGCGGATCGTTGTAGCGGTCGTCCTTGGAATATTGGCAGTCCTTCGTCATCGGATCGGGAATGATCACCATCCGTGGCGTGCGGGTGTCGCCTGTGTAGTTCCAGCCGTCTTGCACCATGACCTTTGTTTTCAGTGGTGCGCGGTTGAAGCAGCCATAACTCATATTGAAATAGCCATAACTATTTGGCTTTGAATTTCGATAACAGTTAATTTGTGGCCAAAAACTGCGCCTGTGTCAATGAAAAGCGAATTACCGTATTTCGTTGCCCGTTGCATTGGAGTGTGGCCGGATATGACGAGTGTTACGCCATCAATTACCGCTTCAGTATGATTATTAGCCCGCTCCCTGCTCCATAGACAATCCTGAATAAATGATTCATCGGCATCAGAAATACAGCGACGCAATTCAGACCAATGAGAGGCTGGACATTCAGCATGGACAATCCCAACCAGTCCGTGTGATGTTTGGACATCAATCGCGATAGGCATGGATCTGAATTCGTCTGCATACTTAACGCGCTCTTGTTGCGTCATTCCAAGGAACCATGCGCCTCCGTTCGCCATATAGTGTCCAGCGTCATACATACCTGCTGCGCAGTCAATCGCCATTTGTTCGTGATTTCCTCGAACAGCATGGAACCACGGCTTAGAAAGCCACTCGATGGACTTTTCTGATTCACCTCCACGGTCAACCAAATCACCCACACTAAACAAGCGATCCTTTGATTCATCAAATCCTATTTCTTCAAGTTTCTCATCAAGCTTTGTGAAGCATCCATGAATGTCTCCAACTACAAAATCTCGCCCAATATCGTTTAATAGAAAATGCTTAATGTTGCTCATAATTCATCCCTTGCTGGTGATTTGTAAACAGGCTCAACTTCACTCTGTGCGGCCATTGCAACCAAGTACTCCATCCACTCGCCAAAAACCTTCTTGCCCATCTTGCTAGTGCGCTGGGGCATCATGATCACGCGGCCATCGAATGCCGCCATGCGCATCTCGCCTTTGTAGCAAGCGGTCAGGACATCTTTCCAATCGTCTGGCGTAGCCCACTCCATGACGCCGTTGATGCAAAGTTGCTTTTGTTTGGCAAATCCTTCAAGGTACGGCCATTGGGCTGCATTTTGATCCAGCGAACGACTTTCCGGGCCAATCGTCACGCGGCTGTTATCAGGAGAATTCCACACTTCTTCCTGAACGTGGCGGCGAATGTCTTCATTGCGCAAGATGAAGATTTTTTTCAAATCAAATCCCCCTGAGCTGCTTCGACGGCCATCTTCGCGTCGTGCCATGTCTTGCTCTTTGCCTGTTTCGCTTCTTTTTCTTCGCGGGCGATCACATCGACACGCACCAATGGCTGTCCTTCGGCTTTGTAGTCAATCAGGTAGCGTGCCCCTTGATACGTCATGCCGCCGTAGTGGCGGGCAATGGACAACTGACTTTGAAGCCAGCCGTAAATGCGCTCTGGCGGATCTGGCTTGATCAGTCGGTCAATCGCGGCCAAATCTTGTGATGTTGCCTTCACTCCGGCACCTCCCCGTTAAAAGCCACCATGCCGACCGGCGTCAGCCAACTGGCCTTGACGGTGATGGCAGACCCCAGCGGGTACGGCTCGGTCAGATCAATCGGGCGCACGGTCACGACCAAGCCGGATTGCATGGCGAGCACGGCCTGGTCGCCAAGCTGGTAACGGCGGCCCTGGATGGCGATGGGGGCATGGGTCAAGATAGCTGCTCCTTGACCCACAAAAGCAGGTCGTGTTGCGATACGCCGTAAAAGCGCGCGAAAGCCTTGGTGCCCATGCCGTGCACCCCTTTGGTGCCCCGGTGGTGCTCCACACACAGGCCCATGACGGTAGAGGCATCGCCGCGGCCCCAGCCCCCGCTACGGAGATGGTGGAGTTCAACAGGCCCAGGAATGTGCGGGCCATGGATGTGATGGCAAAGGCAGCAGCCCAGCGCGGCCACTTTGTCGAAATGCAGGCGGTCGGCTTTGGTCACAGATTCACCCCGCTGCTGATTTGCACACCCACGGCTGCGATCAATGCGCCAACTTTGTCCGGGCCTAGTGCGAAGTCGATCAGGATTGGCTTGAAACGCTTGTCATCAATTCCCAAAGCCAGCGCAACGCCATCCAGCAATGCCTTGCTGGCTGCAAGCATGTTGTCGCAGTCCCGGTGGCGCTTGTCTGGCGTTAGGTACAACAGGCTAAGGGGTATGTAGCCATCAGGCGCGGCAAACGATCCTGCGGCCTTGGTTGCATAAAAACCATCGTCTTTTTGCTTTTGCTTGGCAGAGATCGTTGCGTGATAGTCCTTGCCGTTTTTCCGGTTTGGGAAAAGCGACGGGTGCGGGAATGGCAAGCGAATGACGATGCTCACTTCTTCGCCTCCTTCAGCGCCTTGTCAAAATGCTCTTGCCACAAATCAGCCGCGTCTTGCTGTTGATACGGGTTGCCACGGCTCGGCCAGCCGCTGCGCAGGGCTACAGCATCCTGGCGGGCTTTACGCACGATCTCGGCTTGTTCTTTTGGGGTCATGCTGCAATCTCCATTTGTGCGGGTTCGCTCCATTGGTCTGCCATAGCCTGTGCAATGCCTGAATAGGTAGCTGATCTGAGCTTCCAGCGGTCTGCGCTTGGCGGCATACGGTGAATGCGTGCATCGCGGCCACTGACGATGTTTGTCGGCTCAAGCAATGGCAGGCACTTCAACCACAGCGCCGTCGCCTTTGTTTCGCCATGCCCGAACTGCCACGGCTGGATAACCTGATCTGGCTTGCGCCACACGCTTGACATGATGCAGATCGGGTTTTCAATCGCAATGCGCGGGATGTCTGCTTTTGCCAGCATCATGAAAAACGCTATTGCAGACTGCTGGCGTCCATCCTTGCGTTTTTCAACAAAGTGCCTCGCACCACTCACGGAAAGGTGCGTGCATGGCGGGTGAGCGATCATCAAGTCCCAAGGGTAGTCAAGCACATCACGAACATCGCCTTGATAGTGCGGTCCAGGTGCGTCAGTTGGAAGCAAGTCGCAGCTCATGGCGTCATGCCCACCCCCGATGAAGGCATCGCGCACAGCGCCGGAATACTCGCAAGCGATCAGGACGCGCATGATTTGTCCTTTATCGCTTCAAACGCCTGTTTCAGCCCCCACTCTGGAAACGCTTCGTTTGCCAGCTTGTAAACATCGCGGGCGTGGTCTTCATCGCCCAATTCGCGGATTTTTTGTATCAAGGTGATTACCTCGGGTTTGGTTAGATCACACATCAAGGCCAAGCGCGGCCCGGTAGCAGCGTTTTTGATTGAGGTTCAATGCCTCGCCAGCCATGTCGCGCTTTTGAAGCCTGTAGGCCCATTCCTTCATGCTGTAGGCTGGTTTTTCAGCCATGCGGATATGACCCAGCTTCGCCATCTCTTCATCGACGCGCTTTTTATCGGCTGGCGGCTCTGGAAGTACTGGCACCACGGGTGCAGGGGCTTGCTTGCACAGCGACTTGAAAACGATCACATTCGGGCAACGATCCGGCAGGTTTTCCAAAGCCCAGGCGATGCGGTGCAGCGAGTGCTTGAACGGCGCCAGCTCATGCGCCCACACGGTCTTTGCATCGGCAATCGGGGTTTGGCCCAATGCCCGGTCCCAATCAGCGCCATATGTCGCACCCAGGCGGTGAAACAGGCGGTCGATAGCTTTCATCATTGCGACACCCCCAGCATCAAATGGTCGTCAAACACTTCAAACGATTTCGGCAGGTTGTCCGGGTGAACCTGCCCGGTCATTTCCTCCCATCGCTTGCGGGCGTTTCTGGCGTCACGCTCGGCAAAGGTTTCGGATTGACGTGGTTTGTCAGAAACCCAATCAGCCTTAAAACCGGCCCAACCCCGGGAGCAACACTCGCGCAAGGCGTTTTCAAGGCTCCAGCCCGCCCTATGCGCTTCGCGCTCAATGCCATCAAGCGCAGTTTGTGTCAGCTTCGCCTTCTTGTTTTTCCGTAGTTCAACAAAATCAGTCCAGACCGATTCGACAACGCCATCAGGCGGCGCGACAGCGCTTGTATTCTTCTTATTGGTTATTGGTTCTTGGTTATTGGTTATTGGGAGCATTGCATCCGTAGTGCATTCGCTATGCGTTGGCATTGCATCCGTAGTGCATTCGGTGTTTGTTTCTTTGCGTTCCCAGCGCGCACTCGCACTGCGTTTTGCTTTAATGCTCTTGTCGCTGTAGGCCTCAATCTCTTTTTCGCAACGGTGCTGTACCCATGATCCAGAAACAAGCTCAAAGAACTCAGTCAGCACGCTTTGCAGAGATGCAAGCTCTTCGTTTGTCCTGGCGCCAACAAGCCGGGCGATCTGGTCTTGAGGCAATGCTGATTCACGGACGTAGTACACATCCATCAGGCGCGTGTAAATGCCATGCTCCAACAATGTCAGGTGTGACGTATCCTTGAGGTAATCGCCGATATGCCTGTTGTAATAATTCATACTGCCGACCACAACCTTTCCTGCCGCCCTGTAGCCGTCAAACGGGTTTCCTGATGTGGCTGTACCAGATCACGCTTTTGAAGGTCACTGAGGCGCTTCCTGACCTGATAGGCGTCCAAACTTGTCAATGCTGCGATCTGCTCTGCGCCGGCTTGCCCCATGCGCTTCAAAGCTGCAAGGATGCGCGTGCAGTGGTCAGACTGGAATTCGTGGACACGATCAGCGGCCATGAAAGAAGTAATGGGGTCACTGGCGCGGCAAAGTTGGGTGTTCATGCGACCTCCAACTCTTCGCAATCCTCACTCGCAAATAACGCTTCCTGTTTAAATGCGTTTTCGTCGGTGAATCGCTTGGATGCCAACTCTAGATTTATCCTGGCCTGCTTGAAATAGCTGTCTTTCAACTCGATTCCAATGGCTTTGCGGCCCATTGAAACGGGGCTATAGACCTCTGATCCAACACCCATGAACGGGGTTAGCACGACTTCGCCCTCGTTGCTGTAAAGCTCGATAAGGCGGTCGATCACGTCAAGTTGTAGGGCGTGAACGTGCTTTTCGTCATCCTCTTCGCGGCTGTCACGAAAAGGTAAAACGTTGTCGATGCGAATGTCATCCCACACGCTAGAGGCGTACCGCTGCCAGATGTAATGAGACAGCTTGTTGCTTTTCGGGTCGGTGTGGTCTTTGTAGGTGTTTTTCAGGTACTCCCACAACTCCTCTTCATTGAACTTGGATTCGTTCGCGTTGTTGAAAGCTCGGAGAATGTTCGGCAATATCGGCGTGTCGCCAAAGTACCGTTTAAGACCATGTGGGTGCGTTACAGGCACCGCGTTATCGCCCTTCTTGGTGAACACCAGCACATAGTCAGGCATGGCGGTAAAGCACTGCGTAGAGTCTTCCACGATCAATTTATGCATCAGGCTTTTGACCATAGTACGCATCCGAACCTTCAATGGCTCTTTCCAAATCGTGATGCGGTTGCGGTACTGAAAACCGTACTTTTCGTGCAAACGGATGATCTCGTGGGGGAAGTCCCAAAGGCGGCATGAATTGTCGAAAACGTCAGTGCAATGAACCGCCGTCACCCGGCCCGGCTTGGTCACTCGCGCGATGTGGGCAATGAGGTATTCATACTGCTCCAAAAACTGTTCTTTGTTTTCGCAGTTAGAAAAATCGCGCTCGCTGCTGGAATAGTTATACAGCCCGGCAAATGGAGGGCTATACACCGACATATCAATGGATTCGTCTGGAATCGTCGGCATGACTTCCATGCAATCAGAGTTGTAAATGGCGTATTCCGGGGTGATGATTTGGTCTTTGGTGTTCATTGCATAAACGCGGGAAGGCGTACCGTTTGGTTGAATTCTTTGGTGACAAAGCTAAAGTCGCGGTTTGCGGCTTCGACAAGGCTGGCGTACAGGTCAATCGCTTTCTGCGTCTTTTGCTCCAAAGCCTCTAAAACACGTTCCTGTCCTTCGCTGATAACCATGTCACACGTCACCTCTGACTTTTGCCCAAAGCGCCAAAACCGCCGAATAGCCTGGTAATACTGCTCATAGCTCCATGTCGGAAAAAACACTGTGTGTTTGCAGTGCTGCCAGTTCAAGCCCATTGAAGTCATGCGGGCCTTGGTAATCAAGCGTTTGACCTGACCACGCGCAAAGGCCACAAGAATCTCTTCCTTCTTGTCAATCGACATTCCTCCAACAATCTCAACGGCATCCCTATCAAGACTCGCTAGCAAGCTGCTTTCATCGTTCAGGTTGCACCAGTAAACCGAGGTCTTTCCATCGGCGAGTTCAATTGCCTGCTGGCACCGTTCCTCTACCGTGATCTTTTGCTCTTCCCGCACTTCGGTCATGCTTTTTGCTGGCATGGCAAACAATGAGGCTTGATCGTCAATCACCCAGGTCTTGCTGTTTTTGACCATGTGTTTGTTGACATGCAAGGCGGGAAGCTCGTAACCAGCATTTGAAAATCCAAGGTCTGACGGGTTTTTAACCATCACAGACCACTGATTGACCCATGCGAAAAAGTCGCGCTCAGCGTGTGGTTTCAGGTAAAACTTTTCCCCGATATTCCTGTTGTTGCTGTCTGCGCTGCCCTGGTTCGATTTGAAAAACTTGGTCAGCATGTCCATGTAGCCCATGTAGCCAAGGGCTTCGGAGCTGTTGCCAAGCTCGATAAAGTCATTCGGGCTTGGGGTTGCTGTAGAAAGAAAACGGTACGGAACCTGCTTGATGAAAGCCACGATCTGATCCCGAATCTTCCCGGCGAAGTTTTTCAGGATGGATGATTCGTCCAACATCACGCAGGTGAAATCAGCCGGGTCTAGCAGGTGAAGGCGTTCATAGTTGCAAACGACGATCTTCTTTGTGAACTTTCCATCCTTGCTGTGTTCAATGTCTGACACTCCGATTCGGGTGGCCTCGTCAATGAACTGGAAAGCCACGGCCAAGGGCGTCAAGATCAGCACGCGCTTGTTTGTTTTCCTGATGATGTTTTCAGCAATGACGATCTGCATCAGGGTCTTGCCCAGGCCGGTATCAGCAAACATGCCGATACGACCCTTCACAATCGCTTTTGTGATGATGTGTTTTTGAAAGTCAAACGCTGAATCAGGCATCCATACCGGCTCGAAACCGTAGTTCCCGGTGCTGTGCTTTTTCTTGCGTATGAATTCGGAATAATCTAGAATGCTGGCAGTCATTTGAAAGTCCTTTTTCAAGTTGATGAGAAACCCGCATCAGTTCGCGCTGATTGCGGGTTTTGTTTTGGCGAAATTGCCGGATTCATATCGCCGCCCTAGCCCGAGCCGCAGCACTTGTTCCAAGCGCCTTGCTTTTGGGAATCGGTGAATTGAAGTGGTTGACAGGGCGAACGGCCAGCAGCTTTGCGGTGCGTTCAGCCGCGGTGAGTTTCTTGTGGGCTTGCGTATTCGCAAGGGTGGACGGCTTATTCATTCCGATTGCACTCCGTAAGCATTGGATTGCCGCGCAAAGCACGGGCGCGCACAATATCCTCACGCAATAAAACACGAACATGTTCATCCAGCACTTTCACCACATAAGCATTCCTGTCGAGTCCTTTGCTCATTGCAATGGCGTCGAGTGCTTGTGCGAGTTCAAGGGGGCAGAGACCGCGCAATTCGGTTTTGTCGGTCATGGCCTACCCAATCGCTTTTTGCGCTGCATTGATGTGCGGCGCGAACTTCTTCACGGTTTCAATGCGCGGGTTTTCGCTCTCGCCGGATCTGATCTTCCACAGCGTTGTGAAAGGAACACCTGAAATGCGTGCCAACTCTTGCAGCCCAGCGTGGCCCAAAGGCTCAAGCCGTAGCCGAAAGTCGAAATCTAGGGGGGTTGTTTTGCTCATGGGTGCTAATCCTACCGCATACGGTGGCCTATTGCAACCCCTTCCGGTAGATAAAAAGCACTATCTTTCTGGCATGACTACTTACGATACAAAAAAGGTGCTTTGGGACAATGTGCGAGCTCGCATGATTTCCCTATGGGGCGAGGAAAACCTCACGCGGCTATGCCGGGACGCCAAAATAGGGCCAGGAACCGCCTCGCGCATCAAGGGAATGTCCACCAGCGTCGGCATTGACGTGCTGGAAAAGATAGCCGTACCGCTTAAAACAAGCCCGTGGCAACTGATCAGCAAGAATATGGAAAACCCGCCGCCAGTGCCAAAGGACATGGATGCGCTGTTGAAACTTTACAACCGCATCCCGGAGTCGCTAAAACTAGAAGCGGCTCATACTGCAATGATGGCTATGTTTGACCTTTTGCCCGATAGCAGTCAACCCACTCATTCGCCAGATCAAGCTGATCCGGGCGAAAAGCCACCCGCAAAACCCCCATCTTCGCCAGCAAAGAGAAATACTCATTAGCCTGTTTTTGCTGGTGCGCTGGCACGATGATGGCGCTGGGTGGCAGCCATCTCGGGTAATTCTCGGTGCGCGTGATCACCTTGGGCACAGACAGCAAAATCATCGCTGTATCCATGCGCTCAATAACTGCCGACACACCACGGCGACTCGGTAACACCATCCCCTGTAAGACATACATCGAATCAAGCGTGATAGGCCCGCTGTAGCCTATCCGCAATAAATCGCCATGCCTGGTGCATTTGGCTTTTGCCGCATGGTGGCTGAACTCGCTTTGCGCCTTTGCAAATTGAGTGTGTCTGTCCAGATAGTCGGTGCTGATGCTCATATCTTCCCGGTGTGGGCTGTTTTGACAATCGGCCATTCTGTCACGCACTTGACTTGAGCGCACCACCCATATGGGTAGTGAAACTGTATTTATTTACACATCAGCGTAAACCCTAATACGTAATCCGATACGTATTTTTATTTTCGCAAACCTACCTAAATCGGTTTACATGCTCTACCGCATGCGGTATGATTCACTCCAACGCAAAACAAAACGAAACGAGCTGGCAAGCGATACGAAGCCAGTAAGCCCAACAGGATGCAGAGGGCGCTCCAGCTACCAAGTAGCGCAGTTTTGTTAGCGGGTAGAGAGTGATTCGATGAAGTGGCTACATGACGGGATCTGCCGGGACCAACCCGGCCAGTAGCGATAGGCGACAGCCGGTGTAGCTTGAAAGGTGAACGTAGCCTAGCCACTTCTTCACATCACTTTCAAGTAATCAACCAAGGAGTGAATCAGTGAACAAGAAATACGAATTTGTTGAAGGCGATGAGATCGTCATTGCGCCAGGCAGAACGGTGAAGCGGATTCGCGCACTTGTCGCAATCTCTTATTTTTGCTCTGCCGGTTCACTTGGCGGGTACATTGAAAGCGAGAAGTCGCTTGATCAGTCTGGCAATGCGTGGGTCTCTGGCGATGCGCAGGTCTCTGGCAATGCGCGGGTCTATGGCGATGCGCAGGTCTTTGGCAATGCGCGGGTCTCTGGCGATGCGCGGGTCTCTGGCGATGCGTGGGTCTTTGGCAATGCGTGGGTCTCTGGCGATGCGCAGGTCTCTGGCAATGCGCGGGTCTCTGGCAATGCGCAGGTCTCTGGCGATGGCCTGATCGTCTTGTTTTCGCATGTTGGTAGCGAAAACGGAACACTCACCGCATACAACACCAAAGACAACTCGATTGAAGTGACTCGCGGCTGCTTTCGTGGCTCGATTGATGCATTTCTTGAAGCCTCAGAAAAAAAGCACGACGACCAAACACACCTTGAATATCGGATGCTGATTGAAGTTGCTCATTCGCGCATCACACGCGCACTTTCCAAGGAGTAAATCATGAACGCACCTATCAACATGGCTCAGTTTGCCGCCCAAGTTTGCGGCATGGCACCACGCACACCAGCTTACATGCTGGGCAGCGAGGCAAGTGTCAATTTTCGCGGCCTTGATCTGCTTGTATCGCTGGACTACGAAAACGGCATTGAAGAAATCAGCACGGCCAGCGGTGCAGATGTTCGTGACGTGTTTCAGGATTGGGTGCTGGATGAGATCAAAGCACTGGCGCTGTCAAAACGCAATGAGATGGAGGCATCATGAACCAAACCACCATGCGCTTTTCGCGCACCATGCGCCAGTCCGGCACAGCTTACGCCGCATCCATTGAGCGCACCCGTCGCCGTGATACGAGTGGCTGGATGATTGTTGCGATTGTTTGCTTTGTGCTGGCTTTGTCGGTGGTGCTGTCATGAGCACCATCAAAGACTTCATCCAGCTTTATCGGCTGTACCGGGTCAAACACCCGCCAGTTTATGCGCTGCAACGCGCTTATCAAATTGCCTTCAAGAGCTACCCGTTTTAGGTTCGCAACTCGCCTGTAAGAGTTGTATTTTTTTAAGGAGAATTGAAATGGGATTTTTAGCAGCAGACAACGGTGGCGGAAACTTCAAACGTGTCCCACCCGGCGCTTATATCGGGCGTTGTTATTCACTGGTTGACCTTGGCACTCAGTTTACTGATGGTGCTTACGGCCCCAAGTCGCAACACAAGATTCGTATCGGGTGGGAATTGTTCGGGGAAGACGAACAAGGCGAACCTCTCACGATTGATGTTGACGGCAAAGAAATGCCACTCACGATCACCAAGTCTTACACGGTCAGCTTGCATGAGAAATCAGGTCTGCGCCGTGATCTGGCTGCATGGCGCGGTAAAGACTTCACCGACGAAGAAGCGAAAGGCTTTGATGTGTCCAAGCTGATCGGCGCTTACTGCATGGTGAACGCCACGCAGTCAGAGACAAACGGCAAGACTTACACCAACGTAGCAGGGCTTACACCGCTGCCAGGTGCGCTCAAGAACGCCAAGCCAGCACCAGTACATGCGAATGTGATCTTTGATCTGGACAAGCCTGACATGGAAGTGTTTGAGACATTCCACGACAAGCTGCAAGAGGCGATCAAGAAAACGCCAGAGTGGGCGAAGCTGCACGGCCGTCAAGCCGCACCAACTGGCGATGACACACCGCCTGACAACTTCGATACAGATTGCCCCTTCTGATCAATACGGGCCAGATGCTGCTGCGGCTTCGCGGTGGCTTAGGTGATCACTACTGGCCCACCTTTTGAAAGACCATCATGAACATTTCTCTTTACGAATTGAAATCTGAGTACCAGCAAGCAGCCCACAAGTTGCAAGACTTGGATTTGCCTGATGACGTGCTGGCCGATACTTTGGAATCGCTATCAGGCGACTTAGAGGCCAAGGCTACAGGAACGGTCATGGTAAGCCGCAATATGCGTGCTACAGCCGCCGCGATCAAAGAAGCAGAGGCCAGCATGGCAGCGCGGCGCAAAGCGATTGAGAACCGCGCTGATTACTTGGATAAACGAGTCTTCGACACGATGATGGAATGCGGCATCACGAAGATTGAATCGCCCTATTTCAAGCTGTCGATTCAGGACAACCCGCCAGCCGTGGAAGTATTTGATTCGCTGCAAATCCCTGCCGACTATCTCAAAGAAGTGCCAGCGACTTACACCATCGATAAATTGTTGATCAAGAAAGCGATTCAAGAGGGCTATGACGTGCCTGGAGCAAAACTCACACACGGAAAGCGGCTGGTATGCAAGTAAAAACCATCTGGCAACCCAGCTACACACCAGCGCCGCAAGTGCCGCACATACCCATGCGCAGAAACCACGACGCCTGCAATCCACGGCGTGCTTACTTGAGCTTTGGCCAAAGCAAGACAGCGCAAAAGGTGCTCAAGATCATTGAAACACATGACGGCGTGTCAGTCGGTGAATTGATCACCAAATCAAAGCTGCAAGGCGCTGGCCAATACGTCAAAACGCTTGAGCAAGATGGCTACATCATTTGCAAAATGCGCCGTGTGCCATCGGTTCGGCAGTCAGTAAAACACTATTGGAGTGCGTATGAATGATCTTGAAATCAGCAAAGCCTTGGCGCTCGCTATTGGATGGAAACCAAGAAAAATTGGGCAAGGACAGATAAATGGGGATTCTCTGATTGGCATCAATGAGAAGGCATCTGGCGGGGCAAATAGCACAACTTTTTTTGACAAGCGTGCGGGAGGCTGGTGCGTTGCGTTTGACTACCGAGACCCCGCTGTAATCTGGCCTATTGCAGCTAAGTTTGATTGCTTTCCGATTGTCACAACTAGGGGATGGTGGTCTGTTGCAAGCTCAGAAAGCGAGGCATTCGCAGACACGCCAGAAAAAGCTGTTGCGATGGCAGTAATTAACAGGGGGAAAAAATGAATGATTCATTTGGACAGCGCGGCACACTGCGCAAAGAACGCGAACCAGAGACTGCACATTGGGGTTACAAGCTGCTTGGAATGGCAATAGCCATGCTTGCGCTGTCGTGGCTAGGTGCATGGATTGCGGAAGGGATTGCGCCATGACCAACTTCTTGCGCTGTGACGACGGCATGACTTGCAAATGCTGCCGCTACATGACCCCGAGCGAATCACGGAGATTTTGGACGACCCTCGCCGTGTTTTTGACCATCGACGCTGCATTAATCGTCTTGATTTTAAGGCTGCTGAAATGACCAAGCGCGAAAAGATCCACGAATGGCTGATGCAAATTGGCGAATGGGTGTACTTAAACGAAGTTCCCTATTCCGAACTTGCAATGAGCATGCCGACATGCTCGACCGCGCTGCTTGATTTTTGCAAGCAAGGCCGCGCAGAGTTCCGTGTTGTTGGTCGCCACCAGTACAGAGGAATTCCAAGCGCAGCAATTAAACCCGGCCCAAAGACGCCAAAGGGGAAATCAAAGTGAACACAATTGAACAAGCAAAACAGGTAGTGGAATTGCTAAAAGATGGTCAAGCTGGCGATTGCTCACCCATTGGCAATCGCTACGCAGCAATTGATACTATCAATGCTCTGATTGAAGAGCTTGCCAGCATCAAGGGGCAAGAGCCCGTGGCCATACCAGACGATGTACGCACAGTGGCGAAAGCAATGCAAAAAGACAGCTATCGCGGGCCGCTTGCGTGGGCAACAAAGGTCATTGATTTTGTAGTCGACTACACACACCCACCAACAGCACCAGCGCAGCAGCGTGATGCACTCCACACTGCAATGTGCGGCCTTCAAGAACTGGCAGTGAAAGCTGAACTTGAGCGTGACACCTACCAAGTCGAAGCCGACAAGCTGGCAGCAGAAAACAAGGTGCTGCGGGATGCGCTTGAACAGGTAACAGAAGTTGGCGGGATCGCGGCGGTAAGTATTGCCCGTGCAGCACTTAAAGGAGCAAATCATGAACCAAATTAAGACATGGCAACAACGCCAAGCAGAAACGGGCATTGGATCAGTTGAGGCAAAGGATGACGAAATCCGTGAACTGCGCCAAGCCATCGAGCAGGCTGGGAAGGCAACACCTGAACACGATGCGCTGATTGCAGAGATGCGTGTAACAGCGCCCATCTGGGAGGGCTACGTGGGCGATATGTTGCGATCTGCTGCCGACAAACTGGAGGCTTATGCACTGGCAGCGCCGCAAAGGTGGACTAGCGCTGAACAGGAAGTGCACGATGCTTTGTGCCCAGCATTGACAGGAGGGAAATGCTCATGCTCATCCAGCCCAGCCACTGTTGACAAGGCATGGTCGCAATTCTGTGGCGGCATCGGTCGCGGCCCTGATGCACCCTATCCCGGAATGATTCAAGCGTTTGAGGCTCATTATGGGCAGTCATTCACCGACAAGGATTGGCGCAATGAAACGGGCATTTGGGCTGCTGCATGGGGTGCTGCATGGGGTTATGCGGTACGTCAAGAGAATGCTGCACCAACAGCACCAGCGCAGCCCGATATGACTCACTGCGCAAATGAGTGGGCCGACGCTACGATGAGTGCGCTAGATGGATTACGGAATGTCCGAGACGGAGTTAGTACACCGGATCAAGTCATTGCAATCCTTGAAGCAAATATTGAACACTGCCGAGGGGTTACAGCACCAGCGCAGCAGCCTACAGTTACCTGCCAAATTTATGGGCATGTTGTTGGCGCTTGCGCAGAGTGCAATACACATAACGAAGCAGGCGCACAGCCAGTGCCAGAAGTCACAAAGGACAGTATTCGTGCTGCTGGAGGCATTGTGCATTCAGATGGCAACGTGTTTTTCACAAACATCAACCAGATCAAAGCAATGCTGGCCGAGACCCAGCGCCTGGACGCCAAGATCATTCACTGGGATCTGATTGACCGCTTTACCAGCGGAACAGCAACGTCCGATGACTTGTGGGACTGGATCGAGACCGGCTACACATACAGCCAGATCATGCAACTGCTGATGAATGACGGCACCGAATTTACCCAGGAGGCCGTGGGCGCCGTCAGTGACCAACTGGACATTTATGGCAGCGTGATCACCCGCTTTCGTGTGCATGGCCGGGTGGCGTTTTCCGGGCCTGAGTTGCTGGTGGCACGCGCCGCTGCGCATGTGATGGACGGCCTGCTGGATCTGGACCGCAATGGCATTGCCGTACAGGCCGCGCGCTGGACGATGGTGCAGATGCAGCGCATTCGCGCCCTGGGCAGCAGTGCCATGAGGGCTACCGCATGATCAAAAAAATTACAGAGAAAGAGCAGCAGCTTGCAAACATCCTGCGCACGACAACCGAAGCCTTACAAGCCGTGACGGCAGAGCGTGATGCGCTCAAGGCAAACCTGCACCAAGTAAGCCTGAGCCACACTCACCTTCATACAGAAAACAAGGTGCTTCGGGATGCGCTGGCGCAAGCCCTGCCATACATGGAGGCCCAGTCCGTCATAAACGGATATGGGTATTACCGCCCGGATAATCCGCACAACTTTCACCCGGATCATGAGATGTGCTCCGAGGGCGAAATAGCCAACCATAAAGCCGCGTGCGAAGCCTACGACGCTGGCAGCTACTGCGATGACTACGATGACGGATGGCTGTCGCCAAACCTTCACGTCACGAAAGCGCCGTGGGGCATTGGATCATATAACGACCCTATTCCAGAAATTGAAGCGCAGTGCAAACAGGCCCGTGAAGCACTCACAAGGAGCAAATCATGAGCCAAATTAAGCCATGGCAAGAAGCCAACGCCATCACAATTGGTGAATTCATTGTTGATTCTCGGCAGTGCCTTAAGTGGGCACAAGCCGAGATTGACGAACTGCGCCAAGCCATCGAGCAGGCTGGGAAGGTGGAGCCTGTGGATTTTGACGCAATCATCGAAAACATCGAAGCGATTAGTTGTTACCACCACGGCAGTCCATCTTATGAACATTGCCCTTATAAAATTCGCACAGAGGCCGCTGACGTGGTTCGCAAACATTCTATCTGTCACACCACGCTAACAACTCCAGCATCAGATTGGAATAAGCGTATCCGCGACTCAGTTGATAGCCTACTAGAGCAAGCAGGTTATGCAGGAGACAGCAGCGCAAGGCACGGGCTTGCTTGCATGAACTTTGAGGCACCAACAGCACCAGCGCAGCCAACCATCCGGGATTTCCGGACAGTTCAAGATCATATAAAAACCGTTGACATTGTCGGCTGGCGATGGGTGGCAACATGCGGAAGCGGTTCGTATCAACTCACAGATTACGAGCCGATGCGTGGCTACTCTTACAAATCGCCCGTCTACGAGGTGCCGCCAGTGCAAGCACAAGAGCGCAAGCCGCTGACGAATGAGCAGATCACCGAAGTCTGGCGCGAGTTAAGGGCGCAAAAAGAGGATTGGTCTGACCTTGACTTTGCCCGTGCCATTGAAGCCAAGATAAAGGAGCAGGCAGCACCAGCGCAAGCAGGCGCACAGCCTACAGTGACCTGCCAGATTTATGGGCATGTTGTTGGTGCTTGCGCAGAGTGCAATACACATAACGAAGTAGGCGCACAGCCAGCGCCAGTACCTGAGTCAGCTTGTCGGGTTTGCATATATTTGCACAAAGGAGAATGCGGCCACAGTCACGGACCACTAAACCCGCGTGGTGATTACTGTGGCGGACAAGTCTTGACGAGCAAAGCAAAGATGGAACCCGTGCAAGCACAAGAGCGCAAGCCGCTGAGCGATGAGCGTATTTATGAGCTTGCCGGAGTGACAGATCGGGACGAAATGATGCACCGCATGGCCCGTAATATCGCCCGTGCCATTGAGCAAGCCCACGGAATCAAGGAGCAGCCATGAGCCATTTAGAACGAGTTTGCGAAGAGCTGGACGCGTCGGTGTTCAGCAGCGACATGATGTTTAACCCTGAGCGATACGCCATGTTCAAGGAGTACTTGGGTCGATGGAACCGCGCAGTGGAAGAACATGACAAGGACGAAGCCATCGAAGCCGCCCACGGAATCAAGGAGCAGCCATGAGCAAAATCAAGCCTGTATTTTTTGACCGGACCTCTGTGGCAGAGTATGTCAGCCTGTCAGTTGGGACGATGGAAAGCCTGATCCAGAAAGGTATTTTTCCAAGTCCGCGCCAACTCACCGAAAAGCGGGTGGGCTGGCTTGTGCGCGAAGTGGACGAATGGGCCGAAACTCGCCCGAAGTCGTCAAACCTACCCGTTGCCAACTGTGGGCGTAATCAATGAGGCCAACTTATCTGACCAGAGCGTTAGCCAGTGTCTTCGCTCTGTATCGTACTGGTAGCGGTTGTAAGTGCCTTGTATGCCAGGTTGAACGTGCCCAAGGATGCTTTCAGCCACTTCGCTCGGGCACCCCAACTGCGCCAACATGGTGCGCCCTGTCCGTCGCAAATCATGCGGACTCCAGTGCGTAACTGTCAATCTTTCCCGCACATGCTCCGGCTTTTGTTTGCAATAGGGCTGCAGGTAATTTACTTTACTCTGCATGTAAGTTTGCTTCTGCGGCCCAATCACACCGGAACGGGACACGCTTGGGAATAACCAGCCATTTTGCGATCTGAGCCGCTGCACAATCTCCAGCGCCTGGCCAGCCAGCGGCACACGCAAATCAAACGCTTTGACCTGGTTGCGCCCCTTGGTCATCGCCTTTGGCACTGTCCACCACGCGCCGTCTTTTTCGTCGCTGATCTGATCGTGACGCATCTGGACAATCTCAGCGCCCCGGGTGCATGTCCACAATTGGATCATCAGAAAGTCGCGCACCTGTTGGCTGAAACGCTTCATGTCGACCGTAAGGAGCGTTTTGAGTTCGGCCTCTGACAAGGTGCGCTTGGCTGTTCCTTTGCGCTTGCCGTCCCGAATTGCGCCCTTGCTGCGCAGTTTCCCGGCCAGAATGTCGCGCCAAAAGTTGGGGGCGTCTTCGGCCAGCAGCCCGGCATCGAGCGCAAAGCTCCAGGCAGCGCCCAGTTCATTGCGGACTGATTTGGCCAGCACGGGTGTATCGGCCAAACCGGAGATCAACTCAAACGCCACGCGCCGGGTGATGGATTCAGCGGCGGTTGACTCAATCGGTTCAATCGATTTGACAAGCCGCGCATAGACCGCGTTGGCTCCAATGGCCTGCCGGTTAACAAGCAAATGGCCGTGGTAGTAGTCTTCCACCGCTTGGGCCACGGTGTAGACTACTTTGCGCTTGGCTTGCCGCTCTGCTTTTTTTGCCAGCGCCGGATCAACCCCGAGCGACCGGGCGTCTTTCAACTCTTGCCATTTTGTAACGGCACCCGGAAGGGACAAGGCAGGCCATTGGCCAATCTTGATCTGGCGCATTTTGCCGCCTGCGTTGTAACGGTAAATCCATGCTTTGCCAGCATCCGTCGCCGTCAGGCGCAAACCGGGGAAGTCTTCAACGACAATATGTTTCCCAGCCTGCAACAGCTTTGCAGCCCGAGCATCAAACCCTGCCATGACCACCCCCGCAAAAAGCTACGCTAAAAACTACGCCAGTTCGCCAAGTGTAGCCGTACAGTGGTTGAATGTGGTTATTGTGAAAACTACGCTGAAGTTACAAAAAGCTACGCCTCTTCATTGAGGAAGCTTTAAAAATAGACAGTCAAATCAATGACTTGGAACGGTATTAAAAAAATGAACATTGTGATCCTCGATTCCAATACTCTCCAATGAAAACATGGGGTGTTTTCAGAAAGCTACGGCATAAGCTACGCTTAATATTTCATGGTTTTTAACAGCATCGAACCATGACCCACATGATGCCCGACCCCGCCCAGCCCAAACCCTGCGACCAGTGCCGCCACTTCGGCTACTGGCTCGCCATCGACGTGGCTGGCGTAGTCAAAGGAGATGTGCACTGCTGGTGTCAACGCCCCGGCGGGCATACGGTGGTGGCCCGGCCTATGTTTGGCTGCGCGTTCTGGACGCCTGCCGCCGATCCTGCTCCACCGGCCCCAGCGCATCAGCCGGCCCGCGGCCAAACTTGACAGCCATCCAGGCGCCATGCGCCGCCGCAATCTCCCCGAAATGCGCGGCCAGCTGGTGCTGCAGCGTGTGCGGAACCGGGCGTGGGGCGCCGTGGCGTGTGGCTTGGGTCATTTCGGCCACGCCTCCATTAAAGTTCTGACGTCGGATGCATGGCCGTCACACGCCTGCGCCAGCTCTCGATTAACTGTTGCACTCTCGATGAGTAGCTTACTGACGGTAGCGGCGTGACGATTGCAGGCATCAATGGTGCTGGCAGCGGCTCGGGCTGTAACGTCGAGGTCGTCGCGCAGCCCATCAACACTGACACGCAAACTATCAGCATTGCGCTTAATGACAGCCACACGGCCCGCCGCAGCGTTCTGCGCCTGGATGACCGCGTTAGAAGTGCGCTCAATCGTGGCTCGTGCTGTCCGCTGGATGGATATGCGTTCATTGGCATGGGTCAACTCCATTTTGGTGATTTGGTGCGCTTGAAGATTCCAGGCCAGCGCAAAACCGGCAGTGGCGGCAATGGCAGATGTGATCAGGGCGATGTTCATCCCATGCACTCCCTGTATTCCTTTTGGCGGCGCAATGTCAGGCCGCGCAATGGCTGTCCTTTGAATTTGTCCCAGACAAGTATTTGCTGGCACGCCCCGGCGTAATCGAGCGAATTCAGCTTGCGCACCAGTGTCGAACGGCAGAACGCGCCTGATCCGATGTTGTAGGCCAGCGAGTTGAAAGCATCGTATTCATGCTGATGCAATGGCACGGTAACGCACTGTTTCAAAGCACCTTCAAACTTTTGCACATCAGCCAGTGACCGCACCAGCGCCTTCGTTGGTGTCGTTGTGTCGCCAATCATCACGCCACCAGTTGTGCCAAAGCCTATAGTTGCAACATCGCCGGGGACTGGGGTGTAGGCTTTTTCGCGGTAGCCTTCCTGAACCAGCAGGCCCACCAGCGCAGCAGCACTAAGACTCAATCCGGCAATGGCTTTTCGGGGAATCATAACCCCGCCTTCGGTTGCGCAACGATCCGGGCAATGCCAGCCGCAGCCGTAGCCACAAACGACAAACCGGCAAACACACCGGGCGGCACCAGGCCCAATGGTTCAATGGCTTCGCGCATGATCGGCAAGGCGACTTCAAAACCAGACAGCACAGCGGCCAGGATGATCAGACGAAAGCTCCATGCCTTAGCCAGCACGTCGCGCCAGTTGTAGATCAGTTCCATGACGGCCACCACATATCACACCAGATCAGCCACATGGTCACGGATAGGTCATTCATTTTTCGCCCTTCTTGATAGATTCGGTAACGCTTTGAATGCTGCTTTCGGCATTGGTAAGGCGGTACTTGAGCAACGCAAGCTCACCCGCCACGGCTACGACTGAGTTATTGCCGGCCTTCACATCGACCTGCAAATCGCCAACGGTTTTGACAAGGTTGTTCACAGAAAACCACATCGAAATCAGCGCCCATCCAATGCCGCTGCAAACGCCGATTAGCCAAGGTAATGGGATGCGGAAATCAACAACTCGGGAAATGCGTTCGCCGTCTGTTTGGGTATCTGGGGGCATGGGTCAGTCCTTGTTGTGAGAGATGGCGATGGTGGCTGCTTATGAATTAGGGAAAGCGCCGGTAGCCAGCGTGTAGGTCGCCTCCGTGTATCTGGCACTTTTTGTAACCCTAACCTCGTCTATGTACCCAGTGAATAAGTTTCCTCCAGATATACTTGACCCTATGTACATAAAGTCGACATCGGGAAGTCCTGATGAGGGTATTTCTCTAGTCCACACCCGAGTCCCGTTTACGTACCCATAAACCCAGTCCAGTGTCGCTCTAACAAAGGCCAAGCTGTGCCATGCCCCGGTCGCCAATGCTGCCGTATAGGTGTAGTAGTAGGGCGACCCGTTGACGTTAATCCAAAAACGCACCTGCCTATCGATATCTACCGATATACGAATATCGTTGTCAGGATAAGTGCCTCCACCATTCGTAAACAATCTTGCTTCGCCGCCCGGAGCGGCTGGCATATAGAAGGATAGTTCAATCGTCCATAATGAAGTAAGAAATGCTGGATTAGCTGTTTTAAGATAATTTGTACCAGCTAAATATGCGCTTGTTGACCCATACTGCTTTTGTGTTGCGCTGGTAGTGGCACTGCCTACATTGGTTACAGAAACCGCCAGAGAACTGCTGTCGGTAAACGTAGTCCCTGTGTCAGCCCCATCCATGTGGAGCAGGCGCACCACATTAGCCCACTCAGGGT